GGTTATCACAGGCAATTGACCATACGGTGCCGCGATACGTGTCGGACGATACCGTCCTGCCTTTCGTCGTATTGCGAGTCACGCTTGTTCGCGCTCCTCTTGACTACTTACAGAACCAGTATCGGTTGTGCGCCTTTCGACCGTCTTCAATACTCGCCTAAGATCGCCAAGCAGGCGAACGAAAGCATAGATTGATACAGCATTGCTCGCATCTGCATAATGTACCTGTTGGTCATTTAGCAGAAGAAAGCTCTGAAGCTTCTCAAACTTCTCAAAAGGAAATTGCACCGAGCCCTCATCTTCTATAGCCTCCACCAGGAGACCATAAGCGGCTCTTCGGTTCACAGTTACTTGAACATTGTTTTGCATGCAAAACTGAACAAAAGTTCGTGTACGCTGGAGATTGAGAGTCTCCATTTTTCAAAGCCTCTATTCGGCGGGCTGCCGTCCGGCTACGATCTAAACCGCAGCTTCTTCTCAAGGAGTCCATTCCATGGCACCCTGATTTACCTTTTAACGTCATGAACGACGGGTATTTATACTTTACTCAAAGCTAATCAAGGTTCATGATTCATTGGGTACAAACTCAGGCGTATATGCCTTCAAACCCTCAGACGTTGCGGTTTCCCGACTTACAGTGCCACCGTTTTCCGGCTTTTTCTCGACACAGCTTTTACTTACTCCAAAGAGGTTCATTGCGATCGTCCATCACTTTCCTTTGTCTTCAATTTGTCTTTCTCCACAGTGGGTAGCCTTTATCTCAGCATTTCATTGTGCACCCTTTTAGGCGGGGCTATCGGTTTAACCGACATTCACCCGCCATTTTGTTTTTCTTCACTCTTGCAAGTAGTGGATATTTTACAGTTTCATAATGTACACCAGTGTTGTGTTCGCATTCAACACTGAAAATGCTGTTCCTGATCCCTGCGTTGTATGGGTGTGAGCAGGCACGGTCAAGGTGTGAGAATGGTTCCCTACCGATGAGGTCTGCCACGGCTGTATGTCAAATCTCCCGTTGGTTGAAACCCCGAAAAATTCGTCAGGGCCATTATCGACGTTGGGCATATAAAAATTGTGAGAGTGCGACCCAGTTGCGCTCGTGGTAACGGCCGTTGCTGTTGATGCACCGTGGTTATGCGCTGGCATGTTTGCAACTACTAAAGTAGCTGTGTTTGACCCACTGGCCACTCCTCGCAATGCCACGGTGCTTCCCATAACTGTTCGACCAATTAAGTTTGGCGTACCATTTGTCCCATCACACAATGCCCAACCAGCAGGAATGTAAGCCCCATAAAAGGGGACGATCATCCCTCTGATCATCTCAGCACCACCCTTGTACTGGCTCTGCAGCACATGATCGTTCCAAAAGCGTGGTAACTTCCTCATGCTATCATCAAGCGCGCTGCCTGTTTGGCCAACTTGAACCACGGTTCGTTTGATGCCTGTTCGATGGCGCGATGAAAGCCGTTGATGTTAACCATCACGTTTCTTGACGACGGCGCAATCAGGCTCGTAGACGTAGACACCGGAATTTCCCCCTCGAGGTGAAACACCAACTCAATTTCGCCAATTTTCTGACTTGCTGGCATACCGTCAATTATCATTGCAATAGAACTCCAGCCCCTAAGGTTGCGATAACTTGCGTCACCGGCCTTTGTTGAGGTGTGGCCAACAGCTATAATCAAGTTCGCCGAGTCAGTCGTATCATAACCCAAACCACGGTTAGTGGACTGGCGAAATTCAAACGCACTTGGAGACGTCAGCTTGCTCTTTAGCTCCACGTTACTGGCCTGTAGCTCCGGCATGCCCATGTTTTTGTGCGTGGGAATCGCCGTGAAGGCCGACTCATCTAGCACGTGCTTGTCTGATGCTGAACCCCCGGACATTCCGTATGTCGTGTCGTTCTTGTAGGGGTAACCAAGAGCAGCTAAGAAAGCCGCATTGGTATCCTGCTCATTAACGTCATTCTCCCCAATCCCAGTGTAACCCACTCCCGTTGCAATTCCAAATTTCCAATCCGGCAGGGAGCAGGCTGTTGGCACCTCTGCCATTGACAGACGACCGGCAATGTTAAGTGCCGACGTGACGATGCTTATCTTTCCGCCCCAACCCACGATACGATGCTGCGCAAGCTTGGAATCCAGTTCTTGAGGACTGGTAACCGAAAACTTATTCGCTGCAGTGTTCGTAGAACCTGATGCAAAACTACCAGTAGGGCTCCACGCATGGCAAAACGCACTTGGCATTAAGATTGCGGAGCATGTTCCAACGGCGTTTGTGTACAATTGCACGGTCTTAGTAACGCGGTAGGTTGTGGTTGGAAAGCTGTACATGTCTGGTACGCGTGCGCCAATAGCGCCAGAGCTGAAAGGCTGAGAGAGAGCAATCCGATAACCACTCTTGTCAAGAGGGGCTGAGGGGCGCTGCTTTGTTGACCTGACAACGACCTTTGCATTTTGCTTCTTCGGGGCCTGCTTCTTCTTAGGCCTCGCAATTTTGACCTTCTTCTTCATAACCAGCTTCATTTTGCTGGTTTCTTTTTCAAATGGGCTGATAATTTAAGGCCGCCCGAGGTAAAGATCCCAGATTCTGTTGTCTGGCAGGTATTGAAACTTGGCCGCCTGCCACTCGGGGCAATTTGGTCCATAGTGATCTTCCAAGTTCCTGCGCAGGTGCATGGCGTATTCCTCGATTATAGGAATAACCGAAGTGTCAAAGAAGTACATGATTCTGATGCCGCAAACCCTCGCCCATGTGTTGAGCAAGTCCCCATTGTCACGCCACGCTATTGAGCAGAGTGCTTTCGCACCGTCGAGAGGCACGCATGTAACGCGGTTGCGGCCGTGGTATTTCTGTATGATAAACCTTTTTGAAAGGAAATCCAGTTCACTCAGTGCGCGCGGTACCTCGATTTCAAACGTGATTGTCCAGCCCATTTCTTTTGCGTGCTTGATGATGTTTTGGGGCCCCAACAATTCAAGGCCCAATTGCGAACCCGTGTACGTGTTATCGTCCCCATAAATGACTGCTCGAACATGCGCTTTCCAGTCCGCATAGTTTGGGAAAGTTCCAAATTTCTGGTTCCAGGCGCGTATGAAGCAGTACCCAAACATTATGATGCTACCCATACTGTTGTCCACGACTGTATTAGGACTCCCACTCGGCATCCCAAGTTGCTTTTGCAGCAATTCTCCCCAAGGCATTATGACACAAGAGTTAATCTGTTCCTCGTAAAGGTTGAAGAAACGATCTCGGTGTTCCACGTCCTGGCGCACGGTGTTTTCCATGCAGCTCCAGCGAATGTCCCTTATCGATTCCATCACTCTACTTTGAAAGTCGCTGTCCATTGACTTCAGGTCAGCTGCGAATCCTTGCTTGAATCTGGCGAGGTAGAAGTACAACTCCTCCCAGCCCCCATTAAATTGGGTGATCCCAACAGCAGACATTGTTTTTAGGTGCGAGTCGTAAAACTCCTGATTCTGCGCAAGCACGTAGCGGTTCATTGCATACTTGTACTCGGCTGGGCACCCGTTTATTTGCCTGTTGTTCTTGGCCTTCACTTTCTCGGTTTTGCGAAGTTCTTCCTTATCAAAGCAGTTCCACACGCAAAATGCGTCCTGGTTGCTTTTCTCCCAATATGTGTCCAGATACTCCTTGTCCGGGGATTGCCAAAACTCTTCTGTGGTGCGATACTTTTTATTCCATGGGAACCCGGGGCTTCTACTTTGCTCTGTGCATGTGTGCACCTCGTCAAACTCAATTAGCCTACCGGTAAACCAAGGATGTAGTTCTATCCAGCACCATTCAACCGCTTTTTCATAGCAGCTCGTTTCTAGCTCCCCGAAATTGTCAAATACGTTTGGTTTGTCGTACTTGCGAAACCCACGATATGCACTGTTGCAGTCCAAGACTGTGTTCCCGTAACCCGTGATGTCCACTTTCTCATTCTTCCTGTCCAGCCAATCGATAAAGTCGCGGTTTGGCGTGCGCTTCGATTTTGGCTTGGAATGCCGGTCCAGGACGCAGAGCACGTTTATGTGCTGTATGCCATCCATTTCAGTTTGAAAAGCCCTGCTGACCTTCTGGTTAATTCCGATTGGTGAAAACCCAGTTGGCAGCCTTGCAGCCCATTCATTTACCCGGACCGGCACTTGGAGTTTTTTGACATCTGAGTGTTCATCAACTCAACGTCCTCGGCGTCAAACGCGTAGATTGCGTTGTCACCCTTTCCAATGTGGCCTAGCCAGTGCAACCCCACAATTGAGTGTTGCATTCCTGACACATCCACCATTGCGGCCCGCATGTACCCATTCCTGTCGGGGCCTGGTGCTTTGCGACGTTTCTAATGACGCCTTCACCTTCAGTTCGGTCGGGGGCGCTCAAGCCGGTGGGGTCCACTATGTAATTGTGGCTTTTGTCCACACTGACCAGCAAGGCGTGCTTAAGCCCCGTCTTTTGAACACCCACGGGGATGCTCGAGTCCTTCAACCCCTTCCAATGGGACGGGTTCTTCCAAACGAAACAAAGGTCCTTTCCCTTGAAATCGTGGCGAGGCTCGTCGGTGATTATCTGCTTGACGATGGTCTTGTTTCCCGCAGGGTCCTCGACCCGTGCTTCCAACCGGATCTCCACGATGTTTTTGCAGCTACCGAAAACGTGTTTTTGAAACACGAATTTGTTGCGATAGCACAGTACGTTCGCCGTGGATTCCATCACTTCGTCCTCAGCAGTTGTACCAACCACTGTGATTTTTCCGCATGTCACGGACGTGGTGTTGTAAGGCTTTCTGTCAAAGGTTGACTCCTCAATGTACTGGCTGCCTTCAACCAGAAATTTCTTTGGGGCCTTAACCTTCGGCTTGGACGATTCGGGATCGTTTGCTTCTTTAGCAAGCTCCTTCTTGACGTGGTCGACTATTTTCTTTTCAGCCTGCGACACGTAACCGTCACCTGACCTCCATTTCTCGTTCTGGTGCAGGCGCTCACGCTCACTGTTGTCCATTTCGCGCTTATCGCGCGCATCTTCGTACTCATCCCAGTCGGCCTCAAAGTCCATGTCCTGGTTGTCCGCGTAGTGGAACTTGGCGTTAGCCATGCCCATCTCCGATTTGCCGAAAATTCCGTAAGGAATGGCGTGCGCGATCCCACGTTTGTCCTTCATTATGAAGTAGTCCTCGTTGTCGTACACCCATGCTGTCCTACCACCAATTTTGATGGTCTGGGACTCCTCGGTGAAATTTGCGAGCGGGTTTTTGTTAGCCTCCTTCCAGGCTTTCTTCTGCTCCTTAACCTTTTTCCAGTAGGCTTTTTTCGTAGCGTTGGCGATCTCCACTGCTGTAGGATCCTCAGGTTCCGCTGTAACGATTTCTGGCTGAACTGTGATTTCAGGTTCGGAAACTACCGCTCCAATTGGCGCGACCGCCGCTTTCTTCTTCTTTGGCACGACCTTGTAAACTGCGAAACCGGCCACCAGTCCCAGTGCGAGGGAGCTAATGAATCCGCGATTTTGGCGCATAAACTTTGTGGTCTTGAACGCAAACGGACGGAAACCCAACCCGCAACCAAGCAGGTAAAGGTAAACGTAATCGACGTATGTGTAAACGGCTGTCAGGCTACCAGTAACCCACCGGCTAAGAAAGCCAGTTGCTTGTAGCACTTCGTGGGGCTTGGCGGCTTGCTGCATCGATTTGACGGAGACATAAAGCAGGCTAAATGCCTTACCCATATCCAACATGTCCTTCATGTTGTTGTAAAGGGTGGCGACACCGCCTTTTGCCTTAATTGCCGTTTCAGTTCCGGTGCTCGCGACAAATTCGACTTTGTCAGACACTGTGATTTCGCATTCCTGTACGTAGTTCTTCATCATGATCTTGTCAATCAGTGCGTCAACGTTCTCCAAGGTTCCATAGGTTCGCGCAGCAAGTTCCAGGTTGTTCTCGTAGGTCATTGCCTCGATTTCAGCCCTCCTCCGGCGATCAATGTACTTGGCCTGGTCGAAAAACGATCCAGCTTTTTCGCGCGCAAGTTTCTCTTTGACAAGTTCGTGCTTGGCCTCGTTATGCCATCTCTTCATTATTCCGTCGAAAGCACCCCAGCATGTTTCAAAGCTGTAGGTGCCAACGTCCCACATGAATGAGTCACCTGCCTTTCGCAGGTTGTTGGCATTGGTTAAGAACCAATCCTCCGCAATGAGCTTTATCACGCTCCCAACGTACAGACTGATGATCCCGAAAA